GCTAATCGGTTAGCGGGATGATAGCCCTTCTGGAAGTACAGGACTTCTTGAAGAAAGCAGGGCGGGGGGAGATTGACTCTTCCCGCTTTGACGACCTGATAGAACAGTTCGGAGAAGACTGTAAGGACTCCTTGCGAAAACAGTTGTCATCTCGTGGTGGCTACCGTATTCGTATGTCAGGTCTGGGCCGTCCCCTGTGTCAGCAGAAGATGGAAAAAAAAGGCCACACCCAAGAGGTTGCGTATAATGATATTATGCGTTTCCTCATGGGTGACCTTGTTGAAGCGATTGCAGTGTTTGTTATGAAAGCTGCGGGAGTTACCGTTGTTGATACTCAGCGACAGTGCAGTTTAAAACTAGGCGACACAGATGTTAAGGGAACTTTAGACATTATCTTAAACGATGGTCAGGATAAAGTATGGGATGTTAAGTCAACTAGCCCGTGGTCTTTTGACAACAAGTTTTCGAACCGTGGCGGCTATGAGGTAATCAAAGAGGATGACCCCTTTGGTTACATCATGCAGGGCTTTCTATATTCAGAGTCACAGGACATGCCGTTTGGTGGTTGGATAGCTATCAACAAATCGTCCGGTGAGTGGGATTTTGTAGAAGCACCTGCCGACCAAGAAGAGGACCGTAAAAGGTACATTGCTGACGCTAGGAGCCGCGTGGAGAGCCTTCTCAAGGATGATAAGTTCAAGATACCTTTCGAGGCAGTTGACGAATCCTACACCGTTAAAGGCGAGAAGATTTACACAGGTAACAAACTGATGCCGAAGACCTGTACTTTCTGTTCGTTTAAAGAACACTGCTGGAAGAAAGCAGAGTATCACGATAAGATTACATCTAAGGCTAAGTTCCCACCGAAAGCTTGGTACACCAAGATAGTTAACAGGAGCATCTGATGCCCCTTCTATACACAGAGACATACCCACGTAAGTTGCTGACTATGAATCCAGCCTTGCGGTGTGTTTATGTGGAATCACATGAGGAGAGGGGTGGTAACCCAGCAACCGTGCATGTTCGCGGATTGGAAACATCGCTGCCCCTCACCCTACGCAATAACTATAGCGACACTGGTTATCTTGTTTCCGACACGGAAGCTAGGGATATAATTCGTATCGAAGAAGAATTTCAACAAATCAATCACAACTTGAGGATGGGCGTTACTGTATGTCTACCGACAATGCTGTTAAGCGAAGAACTAAACTACCTAGAAAAGCATACACCAAAAGTAGAACAGTATCTCTTAAAAAGGCTAAGTCTGGCAAAGACATCATTTCCCCTGCTAGAATTATGAGAAACACAAGATATCGGTCTATGTTTGAAATCAACATAGCCAAAGCCCTTGCAGAAAAAGGCATTACATTCGAATACGAATCGAAGAAACTAACGTATATACCAAAGCCCCGTAATTACACACCCGACTTCTATATTCCTCATAAAGAGTTGTACATAGAAGCCAAGGGTCATTTAGATAAGGGGGACCGTGTTAAGATGTTGCTTATCAAACAGCAACACCCAGACCTTGATATCCGGTTTGTGTTCCTCAACGCAAAAAACAAAATTTATAGAGGTAGTAAAACCACCTACGCTGCTTGGGCAACTAAGCACAACTTTGTGTGGGCAGAGAAAGCAATCCCAGAGGAGTGGCTTAAAGATGGATGATATAAACAATCAGGTGGAACGAGCTAGCTTGCTCCCAAATAGGTATTACCTTATTCTTAACTACGAAGACGAGGATTCGTTTTCGATGACAGCTTACGATACCACGAAAGGTAACACAGTTGATTTAGAAAGTGTGCCTGCTGGTATGGTAATCTTGTCAGGTATCATAGAGATGATGGAGAATGACTTTGACAGTGTGTGGGATGCTGGTATGGCTAGACTTAGTTTCGTAGCTATGGCAAACTCATTCAAGAAAGAATCGAACAGTGATGAAGATAACAAAATTATAGACAAAGTAATTGCCCGTGAGGATAACATAGTTAAAGTAGATTTTGGAGAGAAGCAATGAAAGACCAGTGGAGCCTAAATTACTATCAAAAACAAGCGGTTAGGACTGCTATCTATCCCGATAGTCATAAGATAACTTACCCTGCTCTTGGCCTAGCTGGTGAAGCTGGTGAGGTTGCTAACAAAGTAAAGAAGTTTGTACGTGACGGTTACGATGTTGAAGGATTCGAACTTAAGAAGGGAGAGCTTGCAAGTGAAATAGGTGATGTGCTATGGTATTGTGCAGCACTTGCTAATGACATTGGCTACAATTTACAACACATAGCGCAAGGCAACATACACAAGTTGAATGACCGTGCTAAACGTGGTAAGATAAGTGGAGACGGGGACAACCGATGACGAGTTACATGAACATCATGAAAAAGATAGAAGAAAACGAACAAGCAGGTAAAGAGGCATATAGCGGATATGACATGGTTGACAAACCCTTCCACTACAATCAGGCAGGTATCGAGTGCATTGAGGCAATCAGGGCGGCGACGGGTACAGGCTTTGAACAATACCTACAAGGGAACATCATCAAGTACGTCTGGCGATACAGATACAAAGGCAAACTACAAGACCTCAAAAAAGCCCAGTGGTATCTCCAAAAGTTAATTGATGAGAAAACAGAATGAACTGTTGGCATTGCAATACAGAATTAATTTGGGGCGGAGACCACGATATATCAGAAGAAGATTCTGAATATAGCATGGTAACCAACCTACACTGTTCTAATTGTAACAGTGAAGTACACGTATATTATCCAAAGGAAAGAGAAGACAATGAGTAATATGTTACCAACCACCTATCAACAATTTATCCACAAGTCACGATATGCACGTTGGCTGGATTCCGAGCAACGTCGTGAGGATTGGCACGAGACGGTTGACCGTTATGTTGACTTTATGGTCAATCAGGTTCGCGGGAAGCACAACTATGAACTGCCTAAGAAGGACGTAGAGGAGATTCGCGAGGCTATACTAAACCTCGAAGTGATGCCGTCCATGAGAGCTATGATGACATCTGGCCCTGCTCTTGCTCGTGACAACATCTCAGGATACAACTGCTCGTATATACCCGTAGATAGTCCACGCTCATTCGATGAGTGTATGTATATTCTTATGTGTGGTACAGGTGTTGGGTTTTCAGTAGAGCGTGAGAATGTAGACAAGCTGCCTGTGGTTAGTGATGCTATGCACGATACAGATACTGTAATCAAGGTTGGCGATTCGAAGCCCGGTTGGGCCAAGTCACTTCGCGAACTGATTGCGTTACTGTATGCAGGGCAGATTCCTACGTGGGATATGTCACAAGTTCGTGCTGCTGGTGAGCGTCTCAAGACAATGGGTGGTAGAGCATCTGGGCCGCAGCCCCTTGATGACCTGTTCCGCTTTACTGTGGAGACCTTCAAGAAAGCACAGGGACGCAGACTGTTTCCTATCGAGTGTCACGACTTGATGTGTAAGATTGGTGAGATTGTAGTTGTGGGGGGAGTCAGACGGTCAGCTTTGATTAGTCTGTCAAACTTGAACGACGACCAAATGGCACATGCTAAGTCTGGTCAGTGGTGGGAGAACGAGGGCCAACGTGCCTTGGCTAACAACTCTGTAGCCTACAAAGGCAAGCCTGAGATGGGTACGTTTATGCGTGAATGGCTTGCGTTGTACGATAGTAAATCTGGTGAACGTGGTATGTTCAACCGTGAGGCTGCTGACAAACAGGTTGCTCAGAATGGACGGCGAGAGACAGGACATATGTGGGGTACTAACCCATGCTCTGAGATAATCCTACGTCCGTATCAGTTCTGTAACCTATCAGAGGTGATGGTTCGCGAAACAGATGACCTAGCCAGCCTCAAGCGTAAGGTTCGCATAGCAACTATACTAGGAACCCTGCAGTCCACCCTAACAGACTTCAAGTATTTGAGGAGCGTATGGAAAAAGAACACAGAGGAAGAACGCTTGTTGGGCGTATCCTTAACTGGTATTATGGACCACGCAGTTCTGTCAAAGAACGTAGACAGCAAAAGGTGGTTACAGGAGATGCGGGAAGAGTCCGTCAAGACGAACGACAAGTATGCGAACATGCTTGGAATCCCAGTATCCGCTGCAATCACCTGTGTAAAGCCGTCGGGTACTGTGTCACAACTAACCGATACCGCTAGTGGTATTCATGCACGGCACAACGATTACTACATCAGGACAGTTCGCGGCGATAACAAAGACCCGCTAACTCAGTTTATGATTGAGGCAGGTGTACCCCACGAACGATGTGTTATGAAACCAGATTCAACCACTGTGTTCTCGTTTGCTATGAGGTCTCCCAGCAACGCCGTAACGCGAACTCAGATGACAGCCATAGAACAACTAGAACTGTGGAAGACGTATGCGCTGCACTGGTGCGAACACAAGCCATCTGTAACTATATCTGTCAAAGAAAACGAGTGGATGGATGTAGGAGCATGGGTGTATGAGAACTTCGATGTAGCCTCCGGGGTATCGTTCTTACCGCATAGTGACCACAGTTATCAGCAGGCTCCTTATCAGGATATCGAAAAGGAAGACTATCTTGAGTGGCAACAAACGTACAAAGACGTGAAGCTAGATTGGAATCAGCTAAGTCTGTTCGAGAAAGAAGACAATACTAGTGGTTCCCGTGAACTTGCTTGTACGGCTGGTGTTTGTGAAGTTGTTGATTTGAGTGCTGCGTGATGAGTAAATTTGTACATGACAGTTGGAATGTGATTATGAATAGTAAACACAATCCTTTGCGAAACATACCTGATATGAATACAAGACATCTTGTTATGCAACTTCTTGCGTGGATGTGGTGTATCATCTTTTCAATGTATATTGGGTCTATCACCGTATTTGGTGTAAGTGCGCTATTGCATAGTATCCTGATAGCTGGTATAGTAATAACCGTAGCCACGTTTGAGGTTGCACGTAAAAGGCCACAATACTTTGGTGGTCTTGGTAGAGGCATAGGGGGAGAGCATGAGTAGACCAGAGTGGGAACGCATGTCAGATGATGGCATGAACAAGTTCTTAAAGGTGTGTGTCACTGCACTGTTTTTGTATGGTGCGTATGAAGTAGTGCTTGCATTGATAGGTAAGTTCTCATGAGTATGGAACCGTGTGTAGCAGACCGTAAGAAGTTTGACATAGACCTGCAGTACGGAAAGGTACGTGAGAAGCGTGTTGCTGACATGCTGCAGGATAAGAAGATAGAGGTCAAGTCAGAGCGAGACATGTGGGTTCGAACTGGCAACATAGCCATTGAATACGAGTGCTATGGTAAACCTAGTGGTATCAACGCAACCAAGTCCGACTACTGGTTCCACAACCTCTGTATTGGCGACGAGACTTTTGCAACGCTCGTGTTCGATGTCCCATCCCTAAAACTTATCATAGACAACCTAGACGAAAAACGCACCGTATCCGGGGGGGATAACGGTGCGGCTCGTATGTATTTACTCAGCCTTCAGAAACTGTTTTCCACCGACGTATTTAAGGCATACAAAGATGGCAAAGAAAGCTAAAGCTGAGTTATTTAACCTGACATGTGTTATGAACACTGATGGGCATATCGAACTGGACTATCAGGCGGTAGACCCAGAGGAGTTTGTGAAGACGATGGAACGTGGTTTTCCAGAGTATGAGGGAACGTTTAAGGTTGCTAGTCTCGTTCGTTATCTACGAGAGATAGGAGATGACGTTATGGCAAACTCTAGTAGGTACGTTTAATTTTTTAATCTCGTGATGAGCGTCTGTTAGATGGGTCTTTTAGTGCTTTTATAACACGTTCAATATCTTGGTTTGATAGTCTTCCAACAGGGTCCATACCCCTAGCCATGTTAAATGCTCGACTTAGTTGAGACTTAGACAAGCTCGTATCTTTTTTAGAAATACGGTCTATTATCTCTTGGCGTGTTTCCATTAGCTTACCGCCTTCTGCCATCTTCTTCATTTTACCGCCGTAGGCTTTATAGCCCATTCTATTGCGTACCTTTTCTGGTAGCTTTTTCAGGCCGGGATTGTTAGGCTCTTTCAACTCGCCACCACCTGCCATCTTCGGCATACCTGCAGCAACTTCAACGTTCTTAGACTTACGTTCCTGTGGCTTTGGCATACCCATTGGTTTAGGCATGGTTTGTTTAATCACAGTTTGTTTTTGTGTGCGGTCAGCCATAGGGTTCATATCTGACATCATCTTTGTATCAGGACTCATAGGACTCCTGACTGTAGAACCGTAGGCGTAAGCTTTACGCGGAGTACGCTTCATCGTAAATATCCTCATTCTCAGTAGTTTGTTGTGGTTTTTCTTCTTCTTCTTCTTCGTCACTTGGGAAGAATATCGTCGGGTCAGCACCCGTTCTTGTTATTTCAGTTATTACAAATTCTTTAAACGTGTCGTTAAGGTACTCCATATCCTTACGTGTTACAAGTTCAGGGTAATTCATCATGTTTGTAATGATACGTGCAGCCTGTCTGTTTTCTCCTGCAAGCTGAAGTATCTGTACATTTGCCTGAGATGCAAGTCTTACAGCAAATTCAGATGTAACATATAATGGACTGACCATACCACGAGCCATGTTATATACACGACTGAGTGCTTCGTTTGTTCCGTATCCCCTGACAACACCATTAAAATTATATGTTAACGAAGGTTCAGACTTGTTCATAAAGTCTGCTATATCTTCTAAATATGAGATATGTTCGTCACCAAGAACGCTTGTTAATACTTGACGATTGTCCTCTATTGTTTGTAGCATGACGTTAGGGTCTGCTATATTCCTAACAAACCTTCTATCACTCTTAACAGCAGATACTGTGCTTCCAGCTACGGGACTTACACGAGACTTGTTTAATAAAGCACGACTAACAAGAGAGCGTGTTGCTGTGTCAAACATTGCAACCGCCTCTTCACGAGACTTTGCAGTGCCACCTCTCATAAGAGCATTAACAGATAAGTCTCTTATAGCCATCATGTTTTCTTCTGTACCCATCTCTACGAACTTTGTGTAGAAGCTATCTGGGTCCGTATCAAACACATCTCTCAAGCTATCAAATATACTTTGTTGTTTTGCAACATCGTCTCGTATCTGTCTACGAAACTGACTATCAGCATTAGTCACCTCTGTTTTAAATTCATCAAACTTAGCTTTAGTTCCTGCGTTTTGTGCTATCAACTTTTCAATATCATTGTCCTGAGAAACTAGGGCGTCCAAGTTCACAAGACTACGACGCTCTTTTACTTTTTGACCATTCTTATTAATCACCAACACGTCTACCATAAAGGCATCTTGAACATCTTCCCAACCTTGCGAACGTGCAAAGTCATAGCCACCTAGTCTTTCCTGTAAGCCTCTCGCTCTAACATCGCCTGTTGAACGTTGCATGTTCTTTGTAACATCTGCTGCCCAATCAGCGTAGGCACGTTCACGCAACAGTCGAGACAACGCTTGGAAGTTTGCGTTACTGTCTTCCATTGTTAGGTCAAACACGTTACCGTCTGGTGTACGTTCGCCAAACTCAATCATAATCTCGTCAAGCTGTGTGCTAATAGCTTGTTTTGCTTTCTCGCCCCGCTTACCACCTGCGGCAACAGCGGCTATGTTGTTTGTAACAGGGTCAAATACACTTGTAGGTGTAACGTCTGCATATCTATACTTCATACCGCCTTGGCTGATGACAAGTTCGTCATTATCTCGTGATTTATCCAGCTTCGATAGAAAGCCTTTGTTACGCATACGTTGACCAACCTCAGATTGATACGTTCTACGTGCCGCAACAAGCATGTCGTACATAGGCTCATCTTGAGTACGAATTAGAGTATCTAAGTTTCTTTCGAAAAGTGTGTACTCTCTGGATAACGCTGGATTTTTGTCTTTAAGCTGTCCTGCGTAGTCCCTGAAACCACGACGCATAACATCTATTTCATATGGATTTGCTTGTGCAAAAATATTTAGACCTGAAGATGCACCGTCAATACGAAGTGCAACTTCTAAATCAGAAAGCCCATCAACAACGTTAGGTGTTTCTGCAAACTCATCTGATTTCTTTAGAAGTCCTCGCATCTGTGTCATTTCTTCTGGGTTGATTACTCTCTTGACCATGTTGTTCATAACTGTAAAAGTATGACCACCAATCTTACCGTTCATAAACTCGCCGCCGGGAGAAAAGAATCGTTCGATATCTGTTATTTCCATCTTGTTTAACATGGTTTTTACAAGTGGAGTAACATCAATGGGGTCTCTTCCTTCAGCAAAGGCAACCACCTCTTCGTATGCAGCCCGACCTCTTGCTTTAAATACTCCCATGTGAACGTTAATAAAAGCCTCTGTTTCTGCACGAAGCATCTGTTCATGTTGACGAGTACCTCTAAATCCAGCGATAACATCCATACGAGCAGCAAAGCCTTCTTCAAAATCTGTTTGAAGTTTTATTATTTCTTGTTTATTATCAAAAGCTCTGCCTAAACGTTCGTGAGCAGATTTTCTTAACATGAACAGATTTTCAAACGCATCTTCAGGTAACTCTACTGATATATCATCGAATAAAACTGCCTGTAGTTCGTCTAGCTGAGTCAAGTTTTGTTCTGCTTCATCTATCAACTTATTCCTGTGATTGATGACGGCCTGCTTACCGTTGTTCACAAAATCCAATACAGCCTGTTTACTAGCCTCATCTTGTAAGTTACCTACCATAGACTCTAGGTTATTTAAAGCCAATTCGCTACGCTCTATTTGTAGTTCTTGCATACGCTGTACTTCGAATACCTGACTACCGTTCAGGTTTTTAAGGTCCCGCGCATCTACTTTTGCAGTTGCTAGTTTGGATAAACCTTGCAATGGACCCAATGAAGCTGCCTCTGCAAAACTCAACTCAAATGCCTCTTGAGCCTGTTTCTGCATGTCTACAGGAAAGCTACTCACAATGCGCTCTTGAAGTTCTAGATAATCGTCTGCTGCCTTTATAACAACCTCTCTTTGGTCATCATCCATGTTCTGAATAAGACGAGTAGCGTAACGAAGTCCCTTCATTTCTGAAGCTGTTAGTTTTCTTCCTGTGGATGCTTCAAATGCGCGGATTGAATCGTCTGTAAACAAGCTTGAAACAGCATCAAGTCTCTTAGGACCAAAACCCCCTGTTCCTACATAAGCAACGTAATCAAACACCCGTCCTAGACTATTCTTAACTGATAAGGTATCTAAATCAAAAGGACGAAGAACACGATTTCCTACGGCACTACCTACAGCTTTAACAGGTTTGTACCCACCAACACTCATTATAAGCGCACTAACCATCTCAGATGTGTCAGCATCCATGCCTGTCCAGCCCGGTAAATGTTCTCTACCGTAGTATTGTCCTGCAGATACAACCAAAGAGTTTTCAACATTCTCTGCAAGCAGCGGCATCGTACGTCCACGAAACTTAGCACGAAGGATGCGATTCTTACCAGCTTGATATTGATTGTAAAGAGAGATGTAATCAGGGTCTTGTTTTGGAAAACTTCCGATACCATAACGACGCATCGCTTCTAACTTAGCACCCATAGCTTGCACCTCTTGTGATGCTCTCTCTAAACTACGGTCTAGTCTTTCTTCGCGCAAACCTATTTCTAGGTTCTTCATGTTTATGCGTGTTCTTTTCTTAGACAGTACGTTCGTTGTAATTTTACCGTCAATTTCAAGTAAACGAACAACTTCTCTAGGGTCTGTTACGTCTCCTATTCTCTTTCCCTTTACTGTTAGGTCGGCAAACTTGTTTTGCAGTCTCTTAGCGTTTGACAAGGATTCTTTACCAGCAGCAGCACGTCCAGCCCCAAACCCTGCCAGATTTATCATGTTCTCTATAGCAATCGCACCAAACTCTTGAATCTCGCTCATCTGGTCAAACGAGTAGTTGAGTGTTTGTTGTGCAGCCTCATCAGAAATTAACTGTCTTTTGTTACCATCCTCATCAAATAAAATTTCTTGAACTTCTTCTTCAGAGTACTTTTCTCTTAGAAGACGCTCTAATCCTTGATTAACAGCCATGCCTAAGCTGGGGCCAGAAAGAACTGCATTAAGGTTATTTAACTTTTGCTGGGACTCCGCCTGTATTTGTGCGTCGTATGATTTATATGCTGCACCGAAAGTTTCAGTTTTACCTGATACCCAATCCTGAAATGCAAAGAAACCATATTTGGAAGCAGTGTTGATAGGTGATTGTCCAACAAGTGTTGCGCCTAATTGAAAAGTTCCTCTCCCTGCCTCTGCAAGACGCTCTCCCAAAACATCACTAAAGTCACCTAAAGCTATGTTATTTACAAGAACCTCACGAACTCTAGCATCAGGAACTTTATCCATCAAGAAACCATCTAGCTTCTGCTTACTCTTAGCCAGCAACTCCGCCTTATTAACCTTATAAGGGTCTTCTAGATTAGCAGGAATAAAGGTTTGCCCTTGCCGTGTGAACGGTTTTGTAACTTGTCCCGGCTGTGCTGACGGGGCTAATTTAGCCATCATCTGCATGTAAGCTTCATCATCACCAGCGTCAGCCTGCGCTTTTAAAGCTGACATAGCCATATAGTCTTCGTCAGAAGCAGCAGCCATGTACTCTTCGAAGGTTGTACCCTCTTCTTGTTTACGAACGTCTTCAGCAGCTTCTTCAGATATGTCACCCGTGCGTGTTACCTTGATAGTAGGTCCCAGCATTACAGGGTCATTTTGACTAGCAAGTTGAGTTCGTGTAGGCTCTTCTGAACCAGCGATTGGATTAGGCTGTACCATTATGCACCTTATTTAAGTTGCTTGTTGTGTTTTTCTTCTAAACTCTTTAGGGTCAACTGGCTGCGTTCCTTGCGGGTCATTGTAAAAGCGACCATCTTTATCAGGCCCGTAAAATCCTGTATTACCGTAAGGAGCAAGCTGTTGTGGCTGGGGGTTAGGCTCTGGTGATGGTGTATCTGTTGCTGCAGAATCAGAACCTACTACAGCGTTTCTTCCCTTTGCACCAAATATATTACTCTCTATATTGCGAAGACGCATGGATGCTTCTAACGTACGTGCTACTTGCGGAGTTAGTGCAGCTTGATTATCCATAACAGTTTTCAATCTGTTTTTGTATTGCAAGTCTTGCGCGAACTCATTTCGAACTGATTTTAGTTTTGTTATGATTTCACCGTATGTAGTGAAGGCCCCATCACCCAAACGCCGTAGCTGTATTTCAAAGTCTTGGTTTGAAAGACGACCTGATGGGTCAACCGCACGAGCCATCTTTGCAGCTAGGGTTAGACGGATGGCCTCTGCTTCAGATATATTATTCAGGTTAATATTAGGTCGTACCTTTAATATTACCGCCTGTAAGTCTGATTGGGTAGTGCCTGCTTTAGTAGCACCAAAATCCCTGTTAGTTCCAAACAGATTTCCCAAGGTTGTTGTTCCCTGTTGAATTTGTATGCCAAACTGCTGTAGTAATCGTGCTGAACTTCTAACCCAACCAGTTCCAACTTCATTACTAATCTGCCCTTCCAGTTCCATAAGTCTGTCTAGGTAATCTACAGCTTCTCTCTGTGCTTTAATACCTTCGTTAAAATCGTCTGGCTCCAGACCTGTAATACGTTCGACATACTTAGCATTTGATATAACAGTTTCAATACTTCTTGATGGGTTTTCTGCATAGTCATATCGTCTTGTTTTTTTAAAAACGTTTACAGGGTTAGGCGTCAAGAGTGAAATCATTCGAATTGTATCTTCACGATTGCCGTTTGATAACGTCTTCACACGAGCAAGAAATGCCTCACTCGTTGCTCTGTCCATATTAGCAGGGTTAGCTAGAAAATTACCATACTCAGTATGCAGCTTTGCTGCGTTGTGTAACAGTTGATTTTGACGGTAAGCAAATTGCTCCACTGTCTCATCTTCTTTTCTAAAATCAGCATCTATGCTGAAGTCTGAAAGCATTTGCTGTTGATTTGCATAGCCGATATTAGCAGCCATCTCACCCCATATGTTGTATGTATTCTTATCAACTGCAACAGGCACAGGTGTTAAAGCACCTCCCGTTTGACGAGTATTCATAAGCATAGCAACTTCAGTTTCAGGGTCTATCTGAATTGCACTTTCTGCAATTGCCCTGTTAGCTTCTTCACTTACGTTTTTAAAACCTAACTCATTAAATAAACGTGCTGCAAAACCGTATTGACCCCCTATATCTATGTAACTTAACTCTCCTGTTCTGCCTGCAGAGGTCTGTCTATTTTGATTTCCTAAACGGAGTTCATACTCGTTATTACGTACTTGATTTTGCAATAGCTCCATAGCTGACTTATCGTTTTTAAAATACTTTAAAGCTTTTTGATACTCTTGTTCAGAACTAAGCTGCCTGTCCCAGCTTTGCCAAAATATCTGAGAACGTTCAAAAGGAGACATTGTATCGTAATCATACTCTTGAACAAGATTTAAATCGTAATTGCCGTATTTATCAGTGGTAGCAACTTTTCCTGCTAAATTAGTTAACGCTGCATACTCACTTGGGTTATACGGTTTATTATACGTCTTAAAAAGCAACGGGAGAGACTCAGGCCGAAAGTTTTTGCTATTGATTGCGCTTGCAACAGCACTCGCAAACTCCCTATCAAGTTTAGCCCTATCCTTCTGTTCTTGCAACTCTGCTTCACGCTCGTTCTTTCTGCGTTCAGCCGTGCCTTCCATGTAACCAGCGGCAACATTTAGTAGAAAACTACTACTCAGCATCTTTCTCTCCTTTCTCCATAGTCATGAAGTTAGGTTCCTGCGAACGTGACATATTACCAGCACGGATAGTCGCGTTTAAGTTCTCGCGAACGTAGTTAAACATCTGTGGATTGTTCTGCTTCATCATACGCAGGAATGTTTCCGAGTCCATCTCCTCCTTATCTAGTTCGTCGCTGTTTTCGAACAGACGATAAGGTATGCCCTCTTCTTCTGCCATATCTGCAATCATAATAGCTAGGGGGCCTTTTAGCAACAGTCCTACGTCTGGATTGAACGTGCCTTTTTGAAACTGCGAAAACAACACACCCTCTACAATAACCTCTACAGACACACCGACTATAAGCAGCTTCATCATCTCCTGCTTCTTGCGAGGCTTCATGAGAGTGTCAACTAACTTGTCAAATATAATGTCAGGATTTGTATGCTGTGGCGGTTTGCCCCAAGGCCACCTTGAGTTGTCCTGTGTTAAGGAGTGACCGGGTGGTGCGCGGTTAAAATCATCAAATCGTTTTTGTACCACGATGTTCTCCTCAATCTAATCTTTTAGCTGGCATTGTTCGTTTTATACTCGCAGATTCAATAGGAGTTGGAGCCTTGCGTCTTGTTGTAGGTCGTACCGTTGTGTCTTGAGTCATGCGCTGTAGATTAGATTCGAAGTTTACCTGTTTCATACGGCGAATAATTGCTTCACGATATAATGGGTTTTGCGGTCTCCAACGAGATTCTGTGGCTGCTGCTCTGGTTTGTGGTGCGCCGACCCTTGTTATGTTAGGTCGTGTGAACTGTGTGCGTTCAAACGGGTTGTTGGCTCCTTCTCTGTTCATCGCTTGAAATGCCTTGAAGCCTGCCTTACCAAGGTCGATGGCAGTGTCGAGGAAACCACCACTACGCTCATTTGTTTTATCTCCAAAAGCATCATAAAGTTCAGGTCCTAAGAAGAAATCCTTCCCATCTTCAAATATGCCCGTAAGACTTTTGAACAAATTAAAACCTTTAAATAAATCCATTACTAATCCTATACGTCAAGATTTGCAAGCCAATTACCGACCATTCTTGCAAGGTCATCTTTCTGCTGTTTATCATATAACTCGTTACTATTTGCAAACTGCATAGCTAACGTGCCTAAATCGTGTTGACGAGACAGTTCGTTCTCACCCTTTTGGAAGTTCCAAGCAGCTTCGTCACGGTATGCCTGCCACAGATTATTCAGGGCGTTCTGAACAGCATTGTACTCGTTCTGTACGTTTATACGATTTGTTTCGTTATCAAGTGCAGTGTTTGACGTGTTGACTTCCCTGCGCCACGTAGCGTTTGATTGGTCGACAGCAAACTGCATGTTCGCATTGAACTTGTTCCGCGAATCGTTTAAGGTCTCATTAAACTGAGTCATCGAGTTTGCTTCTGAGACATTGAACTGTTCCATAGAAGCAACACGGTTAGCATTGGCTGTGTCTACCTGTGCGCCTAGTTCAGCAAAAAACTCTTCTACCTGCAACTCATTCTTGGCGTTGAATTGTTGACGAGCGTTCTCTTCTGCAGCATCTGTAAACAAACCTTTAAGTAATCCCTGATATGTTAATGTAGCAGACTTTTGTTCGTTGTCAAGATTCTTCAGGTCGATAGATAGAAACGCTTGTGCGTTAGTCACCTCTGCTTTTAGACGAGCGTTGAGATTTGCTTTGTCCATAGAAGCAACAACTGCTGCATTTTGCAACACTGTTCGCTGTTCGTTGTCAAGGTTCTTTAGCTGGATAGCTGCATACTTGTCAGCGTCCTTTGCTGCAATCTGCACACCCGATTCCATCAGGGCTTGAGTCATGGCGGCTGCAGCCATAGAAGAAGCACCCATACCTCGTTGTTGCATTAGGGCGTTCACTTTGCGAACTGCAGGGGATGCCCAAGGTGGCATAGGACCGCCAGACTGTAGGGAACCCATGAGTTGACCTAGCTGATACTGAATGGTGGCTTTTTGGTCAAGTTCTTGTGTTGCAGCAACTGCCGTAGCACCCGGAGATAAAGTGCCTTGTACGTCGTCAGGGTCGATGTAGTCTTCTACGCGGTCAAACCTAGCCGCTTCTGCTGGACCTAAATCTTCTATGTCAGAGCTTACGTCATCTATCTCTGATATCTGACCTACAGAGGGGTCAGGCTTCTCTGGTGCGACGGTTTCAGTGGCTGTTCCTTGCTTAGCCTCAAGAGGGTCACCGGGGTCTAGCTTATAATCTTGCGCCAGCAACTCATTATCTTGAACTTCTTGCTTAGTTGTTTTTGCAGCAGGAAGACCAGCACCCGCAAGAGTTCCAACTTCAGTTTCAAGTTCGATATCTGTGCTGATAGTTTTTGGTGTTTTAATACGGCCTGTATCTGTAAAGGTGTCTTCACCCGGAAAGATGCCAACGTCGTTATCTGATATTCTTTCATCCATGCCGTTCATGTCTACTTCCTTGTCGCATTAATTATCTTGATAACCAGATACGTAATGGTCAGGATACCAACTGCAAGTGCTATCCACTGGTTTAGTACGGGCAACCAGAACGGTGCTGACAGACCGCCAGTGGCGATAACGAAGTCATCTGGTTTCATCTTAATCTGCATCCGCTATAGTAAAGCTGTCATCAGCATCATCGTGTCTTGCTTTGATATATGCGTAATTAGGGTTGTTATTATCTGCTGGAAAGTAAGATAAATTACCATCAGGTCTAGTTGCTACAATAACACAATTATTCATAACATTACCTTCCATATCAGTTCCATGAACATATTTAGCCGATATGTAATTGAATTTATTATTTTCATTTATCATGTTATTTCACAGTCCACTTCTACTGTATTTACACCAGTTGCACTAGCACCTGTATTTTTAATAATACCAGCACCCGCCCTGTGTGAAGTTATACCATTTGTACCATATCCAAAAACTGATGGTGTGCCTACCCAAGCATAACCATTAAGAAAGTCCAAACTTGTAGGTGCTGCTCTTTTTGTAGTAGCAAAATCTATTGTAAGCCACATATTACTAGAACTGCCATCGTAACTAGTTAGAGCATAACTATAACCACTACCTGAATTTATTAATGCTGGACCTAACTGTTCATAATACCTCTGACACCTAGCCAACTCATCCCCAAATGACCGATGCTCAAATGGTGTAGCCTTTTTGCCTACCTCAAGCTGTACTCCTGTTATGTGTATCGTTGAATTTACAGTTGTCATATTATTATTAGTTGTGGGTGGCGTTTGTGCTGTACCTGAATAATCATCCCAAATATCATGTGTTCTACCAGAATCAGTATAATCAGTTCCCAATTGAACATTAAGAAATATATTCATGCCTTTGGTGTTATCGTTATTTATTGTAATACCTGAATTACCGGGAATTGATTTAGTAACTCTTGTCCAAGTGTCTGCTGCTAAAGTATATTGAAAAGAAAATGCTTTAACAGTTCCAGCGGCTGTTCTAAATGAACAGGTGTATGTTCCAGCTACAGAAGATTTAATGTAAAATGAAATAGTTATAAAACTTGATGGAGAAGTATAATCCCATCCACTATTAATTAAATCCTGACCCTCTAGAGTAGTGTACACTGAATAATATGCAGCGTTACTAGAAGATGCTGTTGTAAATTCTTGCTTGAAAGATTTAGTAAAACCTTCACCAGATGGAACAGTTGTGTCTTGTGATTGAGTTACCGCAACTGTAGCAAAAGAGTTAAAAAATCTATCTAACGTATGCGCCCCAGAACTTGTACTACTCGTACCCCTTTGTGCAACCAGCATCGCACCATTAATCATCAGATTCCTGCCCGTGATACCGCCAGCATCAGCCGAACCAGCTAAGTCTGCAAAATCTCTTGCTCTACTCATTATGCAATCCTCACTATTGATAAAAATGTACAGCGTGAACCCTGAGAAGCAGATTGAGTTGCTGAAATCAAACTTTGCACTTCATGTGCTATCGTGTAATTAGCTGATGACACTGTATTTGCGTGCGTCCTTACCCGAATCTTTGTTGTTGCTGTTGTTGCTTTATAAATAACTGTTCCGCTACGAGTAACAGAACCAGTTTCGTTACCTGCGCTATCTTCAACATGTGAACCTGAACCATGCAAAGCCGCAAAAGTTGACCCGTCTGTTGCCACTTCTAAAAATGCACTAGCGTCTATTAGTTGTTCTGTTGAAATAGCGTTAGAAACTATACCAACACTAAAACTAATCAAGTAAACGCCATCACTGCTACCTAATAAATAAGCGTCATTTGAAGTGTCTACATTTGATTTAGTGTCATATTTCACAGTGCCTTTTGAGCCAAAATCAACAACAACAGTTGTATTGTCAGAGTTACCTGTTTGGGCTGTTGTTAGGTCAACGTGAAAGTATTCTTGCACAGCACCTACTACATCTCCTGAAAAAGTAGTTTGTCCAGAAAATGTAACAGGACCACTAAACGTACCACCTGCCGCTTTACTTACTGTATCAGCCAGTTGAAACTTTTCGTAGATAACAATCTCAACCACCTGCCCAGCAGTCAATGCTGAGAGACCACCTACTGTGTTTGCAGAACTAGTGTTGTAGTCTGTACCAGCTACAAGTGATACACCGTTTAGCATCACATCAATCTCTTCGTTAGCTGCAAATGACAGCCCACCAATCTGTGATGTACCAATAGATGTTTCACCGCCTGATGCAGTAAAGTAATGACGAGTACGAACTGCCTCGCTGTTAATCTTAGCTACGTTAAAAACATCATATACAATGACTTCTACAATATCACCAGCCGCCAACGCAGCAAGGCTACTAATTGTATTAGCCGTACCAACACCATAGTCAGTACCCTGTACAAGCAGGACACCGTTGAGGTATACATCTACATATTCCCCATCCGTAAACTTGAGGGTCTTGCTATTGTCATCTGCGCCAGACAAGCTAGTTTCACCGCCAGTAGCAGTGTAGTGGTAGCGTTGTCGTACGCCTGAACCTGTTGGAGATTTACCTATGTAGGGCATTTATGACCACTCCTCTGTAGGCACAGTAGGCCATGTTGGGTTGGCTGGAACAGTTTTTCTGATTGTTCGGATACTGTTTCTGTATGTAGTAAAAGCAGCAACACAATCGCTGGTTAAACCGCTATTAGGAATTTGCGTCCAATCGGTTTCTTGAAGTATCATTTCAGCGGCTTGTTTCGTGTCATGCATTAATATAATCTGAGCAATATTCATTTTAAATCTCGTAATAAGCTATCGCTGAACCGTGGTCGATTGCACCAGCAGCATCTAACTCTATTTTTACTTTATCTATAGGACCACTTAAATCTATAAATGCAAATGAATTTACGTGGGCGTAATTACTGTTAGCGTGGTCATCTCCATTTAAAATGGTGTGTCCTCGAAAACTTAGTTTGTAAATATAATTAGCGGAATCTATAAGGTCTACAACAAAACTACCTTCTGTTCTTCTATTATCTGCTGAAGACCAAAAAAATACACGGAGATTATCTCCCACACCAGACCCAGAAGCCGTTCTACTTTCACTGCCTACAGCAGTACTATCACCAGCCGTATAATAACCATGTCCATCATATCCTGTAGTAACATAACTACCTCCTACAGACACTAAAAAAGCAAGTGTACCGGGGTCATTACCAATATCTGTACCAATGTCTATACAGTCAACAACAATTCTTTTTGCAGTGCTAGGTATGTTAGTAAACTCAGCTTTGTTAGCAGTAGCTACATTTACCACGTCATAGTATTTGCGTGTAAGTGCTGGTACAGAACCGCCAACTAAGTCTGCCATTGCTCTTGCTTGCGTCATCTGATTACCCCGCTATCTCTGTTACACTGATGTATGAAATACCTCGTTCATAAATACCAGAATCTGTGTCAGTAACTGTTCTGTTAGTATACCAAATAGCTGAACTTCCTGTTGCCTGAACCACTCCCACTTTATAAGCAATTTGAGAAGTTGAGCTAGGTGTATCAAAATAACTGTAAACTGCTGCTTCAGGCGTACTAGCTTGGTCTGGACCTGTAATGCCAATTAAAGTAAGAGGGAGAACCGTAATATTCCTATTGCCATCAAGCGGTGCTGCTAATTTTGTGCTGTCCCTATAAAAAAACCAACCACTGTTGTAAGTGGTGGTTTCTTGCGGGTTCCACTCGCCACTTACCATCGCTTCAATTTTAATAATGCTATTTGTAGCTGTAGGAGTGATATTTACAGCTAAATGTGATAGCTCTACGTTAGTGGCATTTGCAACAGTAGTGCTAGTTGTGCTTGTGTACTGTGTACGTTGCACTTGAATAATACCGCCCGATGGTATACCTGATGCAGCAACGCCACCATTTGTAATTTTTGATAATGCCATTGCTTGCTCCTACTCTGGTTTTGTAGGCCAGTCACTAGCTGACAGGTTAGGCCAGTTAGAATGGTTTGTGATATCACGAAGAGCTTGACGATAATCTTTTTGTGCTTGTGTCATCGTAAGGTCAGTACAAGCCCACCAATCTGTGATAAGCAAAAGCCTATTTCTTTCATTTCTGTTCATAGTTTCTTTTGTTGTCATTATGCGTCATCCGTGCAGTAAGTAATATTAAAAATTATAGATGTAGCCGTTCCATTCTTAATATGGTCAGTTATTACACGTATATTGTGACCATTACTAGCTGCATACATTACAGTCATTGATTTTTTAGCAGTTTGAAGCATATGTCCTGCCCAAGTAAATCTATCCCAACCATCATCGCTTCCTACGTTAAAGTAAAAAGGGCTGCTCATAGGAAAATAATTACTATTTGTTTTTACATTAAATGGAAATCCTGCAACTGATATTCCTTGGTTAGTTGCACCGCCATTTTGATAAGTAACAGAGTCAGCAAGTGCAAGTTGAGCATGTGCATGAACAACATCACCTATTCTTTCATATTGTCCATATTGAGTAGTGTAACTAGAACTAGTAAAAATATCGCTTACATCTGCACTTGTAGCACCAGCACTGGAAAAAATAGGTGTCCATGTACCTGTGCGATAGAAAGCATTGGTAGTTAAATCAGTCATTTTAAAATTACTAGACTGTAAGCTAAGTGCGTTAGTGGATGCTCCTGCTGTAGCAGTTAATCCACCACTAAACGTACCATCAGTAGCTGTAAGCGCACCAGTAAACGTACCTGTGGTAGCCTCCAACGCATTACCAGCAGGATGACTTGCAGTGCCTATTGACTTACCTTGGAACACCACGTAGAAATCATCCGTAGTTTCTACATCACCTGTCATAGTAAGCGTAGTGCCAGACACAGTGTATGCAACGCCCGGTTCTTGCCGCACGTTGTTTACAAACACTTCAATATCGTTTGCACTACCTACGGTGTTATCTAAAGTAAACCCTCTCTTAGACGGGCTACCTGTTACACCTGTCAAGTCTTGGTAGTCTAACGAAGCAAACTGCGTTGCAGGTATGTTACCGATATAAGCCATCGCCTATTCCTTATGTGCTGATTGAATCAACGATAGACGTAAAAACATCACATGAACTTGCAGTATCTGCGTATGCTTTTAGAACGTCTCCATTTTGCAGTACAATCTTTGAGCCACCATCAATAATCTGCAGCGAACTTCCCGCAGGGACGGGTGCATCTTTAACGATGAAAAATGTGTTTGACGCAGTATTGCTTGAATCTGTAATTAAAACAGACACAAGAATCTGAGACGAACCCGTGTTCGCGGCATTGATACCGATAATCGCATCGTCAGAATCAGAGGTAACAATAGTCGTTGCACCCGAAATCGTTTGGGTGTTTGATATGTTTCTCTTACCGACGGATTCAAAATCCTGTGCCATGATTTCTCCTTAGTGTATTATACTGTTTGTAAAAGTCTGTGTCAACTATAGTGCAATCGCCATAGCCACCGCAAAACCAGCACTAGCTGCACCTATATCGGATGCAAGTTCTGATGCAGACCTACCTTCTATGGACGTGCCATCGACACGTAAGAAGTCGTTGTCAGCAACACCGCTGGTAAACACAGGCACGTTGCCACTACTAATGCCCGTAGCAGCAACCGCCGCAGTGCCGAGTCCGAGGGTAGTTCGTTGTGCAGCAGCATCAGCGTCATCCAACAAAGCTTTACCTGCGGCTGTGAGGTCGTACACTGCAGCCGTGCCTGACCCGGTAAACTGAATACCCTTATCTGCCGCAGAAGTTAGTCCAGCGAGTGCCTGTAGTTCTGCATCCAAACGTGCGTTAGCAACCGTGCCAGTAAGTTGAGAGGCATCGATTGACTTGTTAGTCAAGGTTTGTGTTCCTGTATCAGACACTAGAACTGCATCTGCATTTCCGATGACGCTACCACCGGGTAATGTTAAGGTATTAGTTGCGCCTAAAGAGTGCGCTTGTGGCTGCAAGGTCTGTGCGTGAGCATTGCTGGACTCACAATAGAACTTAACCTGCGAACGTGAGCCTGTGCCTGTGCGGATATCAACAAGACCATCAGAAATAGAGACACCACCTGATGAACCGTTACCGTCAATATTTACTACGCCACTTCCGTTTGGTAAGATGTCGATGTTGCCGTTGGATACGGATACAATATCCTGCCCATTAACGTCGAGGTCCCCGCCAAGCTGGGGAGTTCCATCTGCACTGACCTCTGTAAGACCACCTGCTGCTGATACTAGATTTGATACAGATACTTTTTTTAATGTTCCTGCATCGTTATCATGTATTAACACATCATCATTAGTTTTGTCTACATCAGAGGCACTTGCAAGTTCAGTTTGCCCTGTAATTACATTAGCGTTAAGCATTGCAGTTTCAACAGCACCACTAGCAATGGTAACTGCACCTGCACTGCTGATAGTCACGTCACCAGATACAGCAACTGGGTTGAAGTTCGCACCGTCTGCTACCATGATATGACCAGAGGTGTTCGTAGCCATAGTGATGTCGTCGCCTGTAACAGTAAGGTCACCAGTTACAACAACATCGCCGCTAAAGGTAGCCTTACCGTTTAGGGCCATGTCAATGTCTAAGGCAGTGATAGCAGACGAACCGTCTGTGCCTTTGATAGCAAAGTTCTTATCTGCTGTGCTTACTGTAAGTTCGACATCAGATGAGTTGTTGGCAATGTCAAGGATTGATGTGCCATCGTCTTTAAAAATAATGTTTGCACCGCCTGCATCAAGGATGATATCAGCAGTTGCATCAAGAGTGATGTCTGCACCAGAATCAATCTCTGCAATGATTGGTGTGGTGAGGGTTTTGTTGGTAAGAGTTTGCGAACCTGTTAAAGTTGCAACAGTGCTGTCGATAGCGAACGTGACAGCATTGCCAGAACCGCTAGTATCGATACCTGTGCCGCCAGTGAAAGTAAGTGTCTCACTGTCTAAGTCTATGCTAAGTGCGCCACCGCTATCTGCCTGAAAGTCCAAGTCCTCTGCAGTTAGCTGTGTGTCAACGTACGCTTTGATTGATTGCTGTGTTGCCAACGCCGTTGCGCTGTCGGATGCCATGTTGTCTTCATCGAGGATGGCGGTAACAGTTGCGCCGCTTGAAAGCACAAGACTATCTATGTTGGCTGTGCCATCTAAATGTAAGTCTTTAAACTGTTTGCTGCTTGCACCGAGGTCGATATCGTTGGTAGTTGAAGGTTCGATAACACCATCTTTAATAACAAGCTGCTCTACAGATGAACTTGATACATCTACAGAGAACTCAATCTGATTGTTGGGATTGTCGATTACAACCTTGTTGAGGGGCGTGGTAACACCGGGGTCACCAATCAAACCAATGACAGGACCTTCTGCTGTCGTACCATCGTGTTTGTGACCTGATGTATTTACGAACGCTGCAAGAACTTGGTTAAATTCATCGTTACTATGAGCAGCGGTAATAACGTCGCCATCAGTGAACGTGGATTGTCTGGTATATCCTGCCATTTATTATCTCCTTCCACCCGGAGTAAACTCCAGTTGGTAGCCTTTCAATGAAATTGGTGCAGCCCCTGCTGTATCGTCTAATCGAACTGCAACCGTAAATCCGCCGCCTTCTACGCTTTGTCGTACGAGAGGTGTGCCTGATGAACCGTACACGGCTGTTCCGTAAATTGACGAAGTATTACCATAGATAGCTACAGCAGCCCCTGTGTTCAGGGTATATATAGAAGGTTGCGGTGTTTC